TCCGGACCCAACGACCGCCCCTGGGCAGACAAATACTCAGACCTCGAACAAACCCTCCAGGCCTGGCAAAAAAACTTCTTCGTCCGCCGCCTCGTCACCCTCACCCGCTCCTACACCGTCGCCGCCGGCATCTCCTTCGCCTCCGACAACCCCGACGTCCAATCCTTCCTCGATACCTTCTGGAACCATAAGCAAAACCTCCTCGACCGCCGCCTCGGCCCCATCTGCGACGAATTCACCAGGTCAGGGGAAATCTTCCCCATCCTCTTCACCAACAAAGTCGACGGCATCTCCTACCTCCGCTTCGTCCCCGCCTCCTGCATCCGCACCATCGAAACCGACCCCGACGACTACGAAACCGAACTCCGCTACGCCCAAACCCGCCAAACCTCCGCCGAACCTAAATGGTGGATCGGACCCGGCCACCCAGACGCCTTCTCTCCCTCTCCCAAGCCCGGACATTCGGGCCGGGAGAAGGGCTGGGGTGAGGGGGGACCTCCCCCGCTCATGTTGCACTTCGCCGTCAACCGCCCCATCGGCGCCACCAGGGGAGAATCCGACCTCACCCCCGTCCTCCCCTGGGCTAAACGCTACTCAGAATGGCTCAAAGACCGGGTCCGCCTCAACCGCATCCGCACCCGACAGGCCATCCTACACCTCAAGATCGCTGACCCCGCTCTCGTCGAGGAAAAACGTCGGCAACTCCGTTCCGACAACCCCATCGAAAAGGGCATCTACGTCTCGGGACCCGACGAGGAACTCATCGCCCACGCGCTCAGAATCGGCAGCGGGGATGCCGAGGACGACGGCCGCGCCCTTCGGCTTGCCTGCGCCACCGCCGGCAACGTGGGCCTCCACTACCTCGGCGAGGGCGACACCGTAAACTACGCCACCGCCAAAGAGATGGGAGAACCCACCACCCGCTTCTACGCCGAACGCCAGGACGACCTCGTCTTCGCCCTCTCCGGCATCATCACCGCCGCCTACCACCGCTTCTGCGTGGTGACCGGGCGCGAGTTCCCAGGTCACGACCAACTCGCGCTCCTCACCACCACCATGGAGGTCGCCCGCCAGGATAACCAATCCCTCGCCACCGCCGCCAAAGACGTCGTCCAGGCCCTCGCCCAAATGAAAGCCCACGGCTGGATCGACGACACCACCGCCGCCTCCATCGCCTTCAAATTCGCCGGCGAACCCCTCGACCACCAACAAATCGAGGACATCCTCGCCAGCAGCCAACCCACACCGGCCAGCGATCCCCCCTCTCCCTCTGGCACAGAGGACGGGGATAAGGGGTCCGGACACCAGGGAGATCCGCAATGACCTACTTTCCGAACGGCACCGCCCACGCCCGCCAGGAACCGCCTGCAGCGCAGAACAGCGGAAATAACCCCAGCCCCGCTGGGACCCGTCCCGGCGCTCTAAACGCCTCTCAGCAACCCCCTGCTCCAGCAGTCACCGGCCAAGCTGAACCTAGCCAAGCGGAGCTTGGCCGTTCAGCCGGAAACTGCGGAGTTGAAAGCCATCCGCTTTCGACCGGATTCGTCCGCCTCGAGGCCAACCACACCGATCCCCGCTCCTACCAGGCCGTCCTCGTCCAACCCGGCTGGATCAAACAGGACGACGGCCAAAACTCCAACTGGCTCATCCCCGCCCACGTCCTCCAAAACGCCCTCAACGACGGCCTCTTCGCAGCCCTCCCCCACTACGTCGACCACCCCGACCTCTTCGGCTTCGGCTGGCACCAGTCCCCCTCCGTCCGCGACCTCGCCGGCATCGCCTCCAACCCCTACTGGGATCCCGACCTCAACGCCGTCTGCGCCACCATCCGCCTCTACAACACCGACGCCGGCCAACTCCTCACCACCCTCTACGACCACATCATCGCCGACGCCCAGGCCGGCCGCGACGTCCCCCCCCTCGGCCTCTCCATCGCCGCCTTCCGCGAATACGAATACAACGAGGACGACGGCACCCGCGTCTGGACCAACATCAACAAAATCTCCTCCGTCGACGCCGTCTACGAACCCGGCGCCGCCGGCTACATCCGCCAAGCTCTATCCCTCGTGCAGAGTGATCACTCCCCTCTGCAACAATCCGTGCCCGATCGCCACCAGGTGCGACACGAAACCTTGCACCAGGCACCCGCCCCAGAACCAACAGGAGGACACACCATGACCGAAGAAACCCGCACCCCCGAGACGTCTCTACCCGAGGAGGAGGTGATCCAGGCCGCCGTCTCCACCGTCGACAACAACACAGCCCCGGCCGCGGCTGGCCCTGACTCCCATCCAAGGGCCGTCGACCCCCCCTCCGAACCCGATCCCGTCCAACCCAACCTCGTCAACCTCACCGCCGCCGTCGCCCGCCTCGAACGCCTCCTCGCCGCCCAGGAGGAACAAAACACCATTCAGTCTATGGGTGAACCACCCAGGGGACCCTTCCTGTACGGCGGCCTCCAGGGCCTCGACCAGGTCAAACTCGCCGTCGAAGCCCTCGTCTCCGGCACCCGGCCGCCCTCCGGCGTCCGCCCCCTCTCCGGCATCCGCGAGCTCTACATGCTCCTCTCCGGCGACTACGAACTCACCGGCCGCTTCCACGACGACCGAGTCTACCTCGCCAACGTCACCACCTCCACCATGGCCGGCATCGTCGCCGACGCCCTCAACAAAGTCGTCGTCAATATGTTCCAGCAGTACGACCAATGGTGGGCCCCCGCCGTCTCCGTCCGCGACTTCTCCTCCCTCCAGGACGTCAACTGGATCACCCTCGGCGGCGTCGGCGAACTCCCCACCGTCGCCGAAGGCGCTGCCTACACCGAGCTGACCTGGGACGACCAGTCAGAGTCCGACTCCTTCGTCAAGAAGGGCGGCTACCTCGGCATCACCCTCGAAACCATCGACAAAGACGACACCGGCCGCGTCATGGCCGCCCCCCGCGCCCTCGCCCAGGGCGCCTGGCTCACCCTCGGTAAGGCCATCGCCGCCATCTTCACCTCCAACACCAACACCGGCCCCGCCATGTCCGACGGCAACAACCTCTTCGACAACGCCAACCACTCCAACCTCGGCTCCACCGCCCTCTCCTACGCCGCGTGGAAGGCCACCGTCATCCTCATGATGAAGTACACCGAACTCAACTCCGGTGAACGCCTCGGCGCCCTCACCCGCCCCCGCTACCTCTGGGTCCCCATCGACCTCGAGGCCACCGCCATCGAAATCCTCGCCGCCGGCGAAGGCGAACCCGATGACGCCGACTACCACGTCAACCCCGACGCCCTGGCCGACGGCCTCACAGCCCGCACCGCCGCCGCCCGCCGCCGCGTCATCACCGTCCCCTTCTGGACCGAAACCGACCACTGGGCCGCCCAGGCCGACCCCAACCTCTACCCCTCCATCGGCCTCGGCTTCCGCTACGGCCGCACTCCCGAAATCTTCTCCGTCGCGGATCCCCGCGCCGGCCTCATGTTCACCAACGACACCATGCCCATCAAAGTCCGCTTCTTCTACGCCGTCGGTCCCACCGACTGGCGCGGCCTCTACAAACACAACGTCTAGGAGATCCCGTGAAGATCACCGTAACGCCCCTCACAACCGACTCCATCGCTACCATCCCAGACACCCTCGACGTCGACGTCGAGCCCTGCCCGCGCTGCGGTGATCACCACGACCTCCTCACCCTCCAACGCTTCCAGCGTCCGCCCTCCGGCACCCTGGGTACCTTCCTGTACTGGACCACCTGCCCAGCCACCGGCGAACCCATCCTAGCCAAACTCACCTAGCACCCGCACGCGCCCAAGGCGCGCACTTACCCATCACGCATTACGCATTACGCATCACGGATCACCCAAAGGAGACAGAGATGTTCAACCTCTTCGCAGTCACAATGCACGTCCCCGGCCAGATCACCGGGAACCACGAGATGTTCTTCAAAGTCCCCTGCACCTGCACCCTCAAGGAAGTCTCCGCCGTCGCCAACAACGACAGCGCCGGCACCTTCGACCTCGGGCTCGACTCCGACCCCGACGGCTGGATCGACGGCGGCGCCCTCGGAGACTCCGACGTCCCCACCATCTTCGACCTCGACGACTTCAACGGCGCCCTCGTCACCAACCAGGGCGACGACTACCCCCAGGTCACCAAAGGCGACGTCGTCGAGCTCAAACTCATCGACGCCGAAACGTCGCCCACCGACACCACCATCATTCTCTGGTTCCAGGAGGGATAACCACCAACACTCACAGCTCCAATCACCCAACTATGACACAAACCAAAACTCTCCCCCTCGTCCCCTATACACGAGGAGCTGCCATGGTACGAAAACGTCGCTTCCAAAGTGCCCTCCGGACCTTCCGGAAGGAACGCGACCTCTCCCAAACCGGGCTCGGCCAACTCCTGCACCGCTCCCGGCAAACCGTCGCCAACTGGGAAAACGGACACTTCACCCCCAGTGACGAGGCCCTCCAGGCCCTCCAGGCCGTCGGCTTCGATAGCTCCCCCTTCATGGCCCCCCAAATCTCCGGGCCAACCATCCGCCGCTGGCGCCTCCGCAACAACATCTCCCAGGCCCAGCTCGCCGACGCCATCGACGTCGTCCACTCCTGCGTCTCCCACTGGGAACTCAACCACAAACGCCCTCGGGCCCACATCCGCCAACATCTCTTCCTCCTCGGATGCCCCGACGACCACGGCAACCTACACCACGACCACACCACCCGCACCACCAGCTCGGGGCCCTGCTCCAAATGCCCCGACTACCCCCCATGCAAAGAACTCGTCGACCACGGTCTCTGGGCTCTCTGCTACCAGGAACCCCCCACCGCCGGCGAGCTTCTCCAGGCCGACCGACTCCTCGCCCTCGGCGCCTTCGCCGATAACCCCGACCTCACCCACCACATCATCGAAACCCTCGCCACCCACGCCATCGAGGACGCCATCGCAGAGATCCCGGACCCGCCGCGCATAGACCTCCGCGGCCCTATGGAGGAAACACCCCTGTGGTTCTGACCCACGTTAGCCCCGCAATCGGTCCCTTCCCGGATCGATCACCTTCCTCCGCCGTACCTACCCCCGCGGGCTCGGCCGGACTCGCCCCCCGGCCTCCCGCGGGGCCTCCTCTCGCCCCCGGCCAAGCCGAACCACGCCGGCGCGATCGGGAACAACGACTCACATACCAGGGAGCCTTCCCATGACCCGAATTGACGTCGATCCCAAACTCCTCGACCGCGCTCTCCTGGAGACCAAGATCTCCGCCCCCATCTACACCGCCCACATCGAGAACATAGCCGGGCAACCGGCCACCTTGATCATCACCACCCGCGACGGCACAACCACCCTGCCCATCAAAACCGGCACGGTGGCCACGACCGCGCCGGCCGGCTCAGCACCGCTGAGCCCTAGCTCAGCCAAGCCCAACAAAGTTGGGCCGCTGAGCCCTCCTCCGGCCGACGGAGGGCGGCCTGACCAACCGCCCTCCGCCGGCAAAGACACCCCTCTCCAGGATCCATCCTCCCCTCTCCCCAAGGGGAGAGGGGCGGGGGGGGAGGGGAGATCCAGCCCCGATGACCTCACCGTCATCTCCGGCGTCGGCCAGGGCTACGCCCGCCGCCTCCACCAGGTGGGCATCCACACCTTCGAAGACCTCCAAACCTGGGTCGACGACCCCAACCGCAACCAGGCCGGCATCCCCGGCTGGTGCCTCGACAAGATCCGCACCTGGCTCAGCACCAGGACATAATCACGCGGCGGGGGTTCCTCCCGGCCCCGGGAGCCGGCCTTAATATCCGGTAACTCCGGTACCCGCCGCTCCAATTAGGAGAAACCAAATGCCCGAAGACATCACCTCCAAACTATACTTCCTGCTCAGATCCCGTAAGTTCTGGGCCTCCCTCGTCGCCATCGCCTTCATCCTCCTCGGCCCCAGAGCCGGGATCGAAGAAGCCGAAATCACCGCCGGCGTCGCAACCATCGTCGCCTACATCATGGGCACCGCCCTCGAGGACGGCCTACGCTACTAGAATAACCAAGCGGGGTGGGCAGCCTCCCGGCGCCCACCCCAGCCCCAGATCCCAAAAGGAGATCCCAATGCCCGTAACCGAAGTCACCCACGAAGAAGAACTCTTCAGCCGCCGAGAAGAACTCTTCGGCGACCGCCGCACCGCCGCCAAGGCCTACGACTACGCCATGCTCGTCGCCGCCATCCACGGCCAGGTCGACCTAACCCAGGCCTACGAACACGCCATCGCCCAGGCCAACCTCACCGCCGGCCTCACCCAAACCCAAAAGAACGCCGCCGCCTTCCCCATCGCCATCGACAAACTCTCCAAGACCACCGCGATCGGAACCACCGAGCAAACCTCCCAAACCCTCTCCGAGGACACCAGCCAAACCGTCATCGACAAGGCCCTCCGCCAGATCGGCGAGACCATGTCACACGAAATCTCCCGCGTCGTCATGGACTCTATGGCCTCCCTCGCTTCCGCCCTCGAGACCGACGCCCAAGCCGCGCCGGCCCAGGACTCCGACGTCTAACCCGTTACCGTTCTCCGGGGATCGCCAGATCGCCGGGCGCTGCGCAGCAGCGCAACTCAGCCAAAAGGAGGACTCGCCGTGACCGAAAACCAGAAACAATGGCTCACCTGGGTGATCCTCACCCTCGTCACCCTGGCTATCGCCCTCTTCTTCGGCGTCCAGTACCCCATGCCGGAGCAGCCGGCCGAGCCGATCCACCCGATCGAACTCGCCGCCAACTTCTCCAACCCCGTCGACATCGAGGGATCCAGCTCCGCAGACGCCCCCGCCCTCACCTTCGAAAGCGACACCAACACCGGCATCTTCCGCTCCGCCGCCGACACCCTCAACATCTCCACCGGCGGCGCCGAACGCCTCGAAATCGACTCCTCCGAACTCACCATCGTACCCCCCGTATCCTGCGCCTCAACACTCACCGTCTCTGGCAAACTCGACCTCACTGACCAACTCGCCATCGCCGGATCCGCCGACGAGGTCCAACTCGCCGTCACCGGCTATACCACACAAACCTCAGACCTCGTCACCCTCGACGGCGGCCTCGTCGACATCGGCGGCGCTACTGCCGGCGTCGCAGACGGCGACAACGACCTCGCCGTCGCCGGCGTCCTCGAAGTCGACGGCGAAATCGAAGCCGACGGCCCCATCGACCTCGACGACAACATGACCATCAACGGCACCACGGACGAAGTCCAACTTGCCGTCACCGGCTACACCACACAAACCTCAGACCTTGTCACCTTCGACGGCGGCCTCGTCGACATCGGCGGCGCCTCTGCCTCCGTCGCAGACGGCGACGACGACCTTGCCGTCGCCGGCGTCCTCGAAGTCGACGGCGAGCTCGAGGCCGACGGCGCCATCGACGCCGACAGCACCGTCTCCATCGGATCCTGGCTCTCCCTCGACAAATCCGACTTCTCCGCCACCTCCGGAGCCACCCTCACCCCTACCACAAGCTTCGTCCAACTCAGCTCCGCCGGCGCCGTCAGCATCTACATCGCCGACGGCACCGACGAAGGACAGATCCTCATCCTACACCACGGCGGCGGCCCCGGCATCACCATCGACGAATCCGAATTCAACTGCGAATCCGGCGGAGACGTCGTCATGGCCGCCTCCGACACCGCCCTCTACATCTGGGACGGCGCCAAATGGTACCACATCGCCCACGGAGACAACTAGCACCCCATACCCGCTTCCCGGGCGCCTCTGGCGCCCGGACAATACCCGTTAGAGACACAGGTACACCAGCGTGAACACATTCGCCTACTGTCCAGCTACAGACCCACCCTTGTTAGCCCGGAGACTACCGGTTAGAGACAGAGGTACACCAGCGTGAACACATTCGCCTACTGTAGCCGCTCCCTCCGTCGCTTCGTCCGCCGCGCGGCCGGGGCCTCGCCCACCCTGTGCCCGCCCACGACGAT